GGTTGAGCCGCTCGCGAGGTACGAGGGCGGCACCGGCAGCGGTCAATGCGCTCGACACGATCGGTGTCGTTCAGTGGCAAGCTAGAGGCACAACGGATCGCGCCGTTGCAAACATCTCATGCACCGCACCAGCCAACGCGGGCGGCGACCAGATCTCCGGTCAGCTAACCTTCGCGACGGCGCAGACGACGGACGCCCTCCCTGTTGTGCGCCTCACGATCGACCCGGTCGGCGTTGCATCGTTCGCTGGTCCTGTGCGCGCGACCGGAACGACCGCGTCGGCACCAGCATTTACTGGAAGTGACACCGACACGGGAATTTACTTCCCAGCCGCAAACCAAGTCAGAATTTCAACAAACGCTACGCCCGCGATCTCTGTTGATGCCACGCAGAATGTTGGCATCGCCAACACGACCGGCACCATTCTCGGCAAGCTCCACGTTGGCTCCGGCACAGCCGCTCCGACCGTCACGACGCCAGGGCTTATCGTTACCGGCAACACGTCGGAAGCTCGCTTGGTCGTCAAAGAGTCTTCGGCCGGTGCGGAGTGGTTCGTGCTTCCATCGACCACGACCGTCAACATGGGCACGGTCAATGCGTTCCCTCTTGAACTGAAGACGACCAACGCGACGCGCATCACGATCAGCGCCGCAGGCGACACGTCGATCGCCAACACGCTGTCCTTCAACTCCGGCTACGGTTCCGCCGCCGTGGCTTACGGCACGCGCGCGTGGGTGAATTTCAACGGGACTGGCGTTGTAGCGATCCGAGGCTCTGGGAACGTGTCCACGATTACCGATCTAGGGGTCGGCAGCTATTCGGTCAATTTTACGACAGCAATGCCAGACGTAAACTATTCTGCGCACGCGACTGTTGGATATGATGGTACGGTCGGTTCAGGCATTTTCGCAAGCGTTGACCGAAACTCCGCAGTGGCCGCCGTTGGCTCGGTAAGGGTGTACCTGTTCAGCACGGCGTTCGCCGTCGCGGATAGCACCATGGTTTTTGTTTCGGTGACGAGGTGACAAATGGATAAGGCAGTAATTTACCAGCACGAGGGCGGCGTAGCTGTCCTTTACCCGACCCCCGAGGCCCTCGCCTCGTGGACCATCGAGCAAATCGCGGAAAAAGACGTGCCGCACGGCCGCCCGTTCAAGATCGTGGACGTGACCGACATCCCGGTTGACCGCACCTTCCGAAACGCCTGGGAGGTTGACGCCTCCGCGTTGACCGATGGCGTCGGCGCAGAGTCGAACGAATTCCCCAAGCCTCCCGAGCCCGCCACGCCCGTGGAGCCTGAGCCCGCGCAAGCCGACGAGGTGCAATCGTGATCAGCGTCAACATGCCCAAGGCGAAGACCATCGCGCACACCATGCGTCGCGCCGCCCGAGAAGCAGAATTCGCGCCGCATGATGCGGTCATCGCGCGCCGCATCCCCGGCTCCGACGACGTGGCCGCAGAGGCCGCGCGCCAATCCATCCGCCAGAAGTACGCGCTCATCCAGGACGCCATCGAGGTGGCGACCGACGTGGACGCGCTCAAGACCGTCGTTGACCAATTCGGAGCGCCATGAACCCCGAGCAGGCCTTCAAGAATTTGTGCATCGTCGCCAATCGCGCCCAAAAGGCGGGCCTGCTGGAGCTGGCTGAGGCGGTGGGCGTGGCTGAAAGCATTGAGCTACTCGGCAAAACGCTGAACGTGCAGGCAGAGCCGACGCTTGAACCCGCTCCGGCGAACGAGTGATGGCAGCCACGAAGGCCGCGATGAAGTGCAACGCGCCGAAGCGCACTCCTGGTCACCCGAAGAAATCGCACGTCGTCAAGGCGTGCGAGGGTGGCAAGGAGAAGCTGATTCGGTTCGGTCAGCAGGGCGTCAGCGGCTCGCCTCCGAAGAAGGACGAGAGCGAAGCCGACAAGAAGCGCCGCGCGTCCTTCAAGGCTCGCCACGCGAAGAACATCGCTAAGGGCAAGATGAGTGCGGCCCACTGGGCCGACAAGGTGAAGTGGTAACGATGGCCGCGATCCCCCTCCTCGCAGGAATCTACACGACGACGACGCCCGACTTCCGGACGGCGTACCCGGTCAACATGGTGCCCGTGCCGAAGGCGACGGGCATCAGCGAGGCGTACCTGCGCCCCGGCGACGGCATCGTGAGCGACGGCACTGGCCCTGGCGTCGATCGCGGCGGCATCAACTGGGATGGCTCGCTCTATCGCGTCATGGGCACGAGGCTCGTGCGCATCGACCCGCTCGGAGTCGTGCAAGACATCGGCGACGTTGGCCCCGGCGGTCTCGTCACGTTCGACTACTCCTTCGACCGCCTTGCGATCGCTAGCGGCGGTCGGCTCTACTACCTCACAGGCTCATCGCTCGCGCAGGTCACCGACCCGGACCTTGGCACCGTCGTCGACTTCTGTTGGGTCGACGGCTACTTCATGACGACGGACGGCGAGTTCCTCATCGTCACCGAGCTGAACGATCCGTTCGTCGTCAGCCCGCTCAAGTACGCGAGCAGCGAGGCCGACCCCGACCCCATCGTGGCGCTCGTGAAGGTGCGCAACGAAGTCACCGCGCTCAACCGCTACACGATCGAAGTCTTCGACAACGTGGGCGGCGTCGGCTTCCCGTTCCAACGCATCGAGGGCGCGCAGATCATGAAGGGCTGCGTCGGCACCTTCGCCTGTTGCGCCTACCAGGAAGCGATCGCGTTCCTCGGTGGCGGGCGCAACGAAGCGCCTGCAATCTACCTCGGCGGCAACGCGCAGGCGAACAAGCTCTCGACGCAAGAGATCGACGAGATTCTTGCAACCTACACGGAAGCGCAGCTCGCAGGCGTGAAGCTCGAAGCGCGCAACGATCGGGCGCACACGTTCCTCTACGTGCATCTCCCCGACCGCACGCTTGTCTTTGACGGCGAGGCGTCGAAGGCCCTTGGGACGCAAGTCTGGTTCGTGCTCACGAGCGCCGTTCAAGGCTTCTCGACGTACCGCGCGCGTAACTTCGTGTGGGCTTACGACCGCTGGTGCGTCGGCGACCCGTCGAGCGCAGCGTTCGGGCGCTTCGCGCAGACGGTCTCGACGCACTGGGGCGAGCGCGTGCGGTGGGAATTGACGACGCCGATTTTCTTCAACGAATCCGCAGGGGCCATCTTCAACGAGCTGGAGCTGATCGCGCTCCCTGGCTCAGTGCCCTTCGGCACCGACCCGATCATCTCGACGAGCTACAGCCTCGACGGCCTCACGTGGTCGGTCGACCACACGGTGCGCGTCGGCGCCTTCGGTGCTCGGCAACATCGCATCGCTTGGCGTCGCCAAGGCTCGATGCGGCGCTTTCGCATTCAGCGCTTCCGTGGCGATTCGTGGGCGCATCTGCCCATCGCGCGCCTCGAAGCCGCCCTCGAACCGCTGGCCTGGTGATGACGATTCGACGCCTTGGCCTCACCCGCGATCAGCTCGCAAAGTTCCTCGTCGAGCACGAGCAGATCCGTCAATTCGAGCTCCTCTTCTCGACGGTCGACGAGATTCAGACGACGGGCCTCGACGCGGTGACGTTCGACGCCGGTGCGGCGCTCGCAGGCGTCAACAAACTGGCCGGTGTCGTCGCGCAGTTGGCCCAAGACGGGGCGATCGAGGCATCGAACGCACTCGCTATCGCCCAGGCTGCCGAACGCGCGTTAAACGCCGTTTCCGAGCTGGCGATGGTCGGGGCGACGCTGCCGCCGACGCCGCCGCTGAAGCGCAAGGGGCTCGGGACGTTCAGCTCGAACGTCGACCAGGTGGCCCTGCTGCCGAACGTGGCTTATCCCGTCACCTTCGACACGGTGGACGTAGAGCGCGGCGTCTGGCGCGACGCGGTAAACACCTCGCGCATCTACGTCGCCGACGGCAACTTCTACAACTTCCAGTTTTCCGCGCAGCTCGACAACACGGCACCGAACGCGCGCATCATGTGGATTTGGCCGCGCATCTCCGGCGTCGACGTGCCCGACTCGGCCTCTCAGGTGCGGATTCAGGGTAACGACGCGGAGCTGGTCGCGGCCTGGAACTGGGTGCTAGAGCTGAAGCCTGGCGACTACTTTGAGCTGGTGTACGCCGTCAACAACGTGTCGGTCCGCATGGAGCACTTCCCAGCGGCGGGCGTTGTCCCTGAGATTCCTTCCGTTATCCTGACCGTAACCAACGACATTTGAGGCGCGCATGGCCGTCACTCCCTCGCAGATCATCGCCCCCGGCTTCGTGCCGAACGTGAAGGGCACCGCGTACACGTCGAACGCCGCGAAGACGCGCATCGACTACATGGCCTTCACGAACGAGAACACGGCGAACGTGACGCTCTCCGTGTGGCTTGGCCCTGCTAGCGCGTCGCCGCGCATCAAGGACAAGACCATTCTTCCGGGCGAAACGTACCTCTGCCCCGAGGTCATCGGCGCGCTGCTCATGCCCGGCGAGGTCGTGCAGTACTCGTGCAGCGTCGCAGGCGTGCTCTACGGTTCCGCGAATGGAGTGCAATTCACATGATGATGCTCGGAATCCCCGTCGAAAAGCCGTTCCCATCGACCAGCGAGAACAAGAAAAACACGCTCATGGTCATCCAAGACTGGCAGCTCGGTCCCGAGCAGCCATCGAACGAGCGCGGCGCAAACGGCGAGTACTGGCGCGCACTCGCGAAGACGATGCAAGTCGACGAGGCCGAAGCGCGCCGTCGTCGCTGCTCCAACTGCGAGTACTACGACAACACGCCGGGGACGC